CAACAATTCAAGAAGTCAGAATATAACCCGATGAACATCACTGCTCTCAATGCGATTTCCAATCGTAACCGGGGAGAACGATATGTTGATTTTGATCAGATGGAATACACACCAGAGGTTGCATCATCATTGGATATTTACGCAGACGAGATGACCACCCACTCAAGTCTCACACCAATGCTTCATATCAAGTGCCCGAATGATGAGATCAAATATGTTCTTCACTCATTATATTATAATATTATGAATGTTGAGCACAACTTGTTTGGTTGGGCAAGAACAATGTGTAAATACGGAGATCTCTTCTTGTATCTTGATATAGATGAGAGTCTTGGTATCAGAAATTGCATTGGCTTGCCTCCAGAAGAGATTGAAAGATTGGAGGGTGAAGACCCAACCAATCCAAACTATATTCAGTTCCAATGGAATCAGGGTGGACTAACTTTAGAAAACTGGCAAATTGCTCACTTCAGAGTTCTTGGTCATGATAAACATGCTCCATACGGAACAAGTGTTTTAGAGCCTGCTAGACGTATCTGGAGGCAATTGACGCTACTCGAGGATGCGATGATGGCCTATCGTATTACAAGGTCACCAGAACGCCGTGTCTTCAAGATTGACGTTGGAGGAATAGCCCCTCAAGATGTTGAAGGGTATATGCAAAAAGTTATGACCCAAATGAAACGTCACCAAGTTGTCGACCCAACAACTGGACGAGTTGACTTACGTTACAACCCTTTATCAATTGAAGAAGATTACTTCATCCCAATCCGAGGTGGACAATCATCTACAGATATTTCAAACCTTCCGGGTGGTCAATTTACTGCTCAAATCGAAGATGTAAAATACCTTAGAGATAAATTATTTTCCGCTCTCAAAGTTCCTCAATCGTATCTCTCAATGGGAGAGGGCTCTACTGAAGATAAAACAACTCTTGCGCAAAAAGATATCCGATTTGCAAGAACCATTCAAAGACTTCAACGTGTTTTGATTGCGGAGATGGAAAAAATTGGTATCGTACACCTTTATACTTTAGGGTATCGCGGTGATGATTTACTTGGATTCAAACTTGCACTAAACAACCCATCGAAAATCGCAGAGATGCAAGAACTCGAACACTGGAAGACTAAGTTTGATATCGCTGGTGCTGCAACAGAGGGCTATTTCTCTAAGCGTTGGGTAGCAGAGAATCTACTTGGATTATCAGAAGATGAATATATCAGAATGCAAAGAGAAATGTATCATGATGCTAAGTTTCTTGCAGGCCTTGAAGCCGCTGGGCAAGTTCCAGAAGCCGGAGGAGGTGGTGGTGACTTAGACTTTGATTTGGATACTGGTGATGATGAAGGCGGAGATCTCGATCTTGCTGTGGACGAACCTGCAGCAGACGAACCTGATGAAGGCGGTGGAGATGATGTGTTACTAGCCGAACCACCGGGCAAAAGAGATGATGACGCAAGCCCAAAGCGCGGCCCATACAAAAAACACAAACTGAAGTATCGAAAAGGTGGATTAAAAAAGCAAATGAACAACACTGCTTCTGGTGAAATTGGAACTCTCAGAAAAACATTCCCCGGAAAGGTTGGATACGGAGCACTAGACTCACTCAGTCGCGGTGTTACCGAAGCGAAAAACTCCGACATTTTAGAAGAGGATAAACTATTTAATACTGACTTTGAAATCAAGTCACTACTTGAATCACTAAATAAAGGAAAATAGCATGAAACATAATAAGAAAAGAAATACCGCTTTTCTTTACGAATGCCTAATAAAAGAATTTACAAAAGCAATCGTCCGAGAAGATAAACAAAGACAAGAAATTACGAAAAGTATTTTGAAAGAATTTTTCTATAAAGGGAGCACCTTGAAGGAAGAGTTGTCTCTATATAACTCTCTATTAGAAAGTAAAGAACTAGAGCCGGATTTTTCTCGTCGATTATTGATAGAAACAAAGAAAGACTTTAATGGGCTTGATCGTAAGAGTGTTTTCAACCAACAAACAGAACTGATCAACAAAATCAATAAACAACTGGGACACGGTGTGTTTTCAAATTTCGTACCCAACTATAAAGACCTTGCAACATTAGGTTTGTTCTTTCAGAATTCCAAGATTGGAGCGAAGAAAAGAATTATGCTTGAAAACAACTTGGTCAAATTCTTAGGAAGAAACGAGAGTGTCCTAACGGAGATGAAGCACCTTGATAACCTTGAGTATAAAACCTTCATCAATAAGTTCAACAATGCATACGAGAGAACTTTACAGAAAGAACAAAAAGATCTTCTCACCAATTATATTGTCTCATTTTCAGACAATGGGGTGGGTCTAAAGTGTTTTTTAAATGAAGAGATTGGACGCCTCAAGAACGCCGTACAGCAGCACATCATAGAGGAGGGCAATAGCCCTTATAACGAAAATTTCAAAAAAGTTTACGATAAACTGGACAACTATAAGAAGCAGCCTCTAAATGAGCAAATTGTTGAAGAAATTTTTTATATTCAAGATTTAGTTGCGGAGGTATCTAAAAATGACGGTAAAAATTAAGTTAGCATCTGATGAAGAACAAGCGGTAACACCGGAACCCGAGGGAATCAAGATTGAGATTGTCGAGAAAGATACAATTGAAAAGAATTTGACTCTTCGGTCTGCTCTCAACGGAGACTTGATGATTCTTGATCACAAAGACATTGATATCGTCGTTCAACAAGGTTCAAATAAAATCGTAACATTCGCAAAAGAAATGATGTCGGATGCTGTTTATGGAGCCGAATCAAGATTAATGGAATACTTGAGAAGACAAGGAGTCATTGTATACGACTCAATCAAGGGCGGAAACGTATATGGCTCTCTAGAGGGCAAAATAATGGATTCTGAGACTCATGATTCAATCAAGGTTACATTACTCAAGATATCTGAGTGGATGGATTCTGAGCAACCTTACATCGCTGGAACGACTGCTTATGATGATATGCAAGACGATGCTCTTGTGGAACCAGATAATGAATACTCAACCGAGTTTGATTCTGATCGTCATTCAGACACAAAAGGCTCTATGCAACAAAGAGATATGTTCGCCCCTTATTTATACGGTCGGTACACTTACTAATGAAACTCTTGATGGAAAACTGGCGCAGGTTTCTTACTGAGTCTAATATGATTGGTAATCTCTGCTTGTACCACCTAGATGGAACAGACTATCACAGTCTAATAATATATCAACCAGATCCCACTGATGCTGATGGTATAAAATTGGTCGGTGGCTTAAGTTTAGATAAAACTCTGGGTAAATGTATAACAGATAAGCAAGGAAGAGGAACATATTCAGTTGGTTCGATTTATGTTGAGCCTGAACTGCAAGGGAGAGGATTCAGCAAGTTATTTTATGGATTGGCTTTTTATTTAGCCAACAGGGAAGGAGAAGGGGTCACATCTGATCAATTATCTTCTACATCTTGGATGGCTTCTGAGCGAGGTTGGAAAAAATTATTAAATAACCCTTCTCATTCACTTGATGATCGAGAAACGGAAGCAGGAAACGACGTGTTCGATTATAATGGGGAAACTGAAGACCCAAACGACGACTGTGAAGAGCCAGATTCGCCGGCACCAACAGACAAGAGTTGGTTTATGAATGATCACAAGAAATATGAACCAGCATACAGAGCATTGGTTAAAAACCACGAAAACCATATCAAAACAATGGATTCTACAGAGCAACTTATATTTCACGATAATTTAGATGATTGGTCCTCGCAGGGATTTGAAAATGCTTACGACATAATGAAGAGAACAAAATCGAGCGATAAATGAATTTGATAACCTTTATTCTTGTCGCTTATGGCATGACCTTCATATTAGTTTATGGTAAAATCTTCGAGGACATAAGACCAAAAAAAGATTATAACCGCAAATGGAACACCCTTTTCCATTGTCCACTGTGTATGGGCTTTTGGTGTTCTTTGTTTTTGTTTTGCATAAACGGTTATACAGAACTATTTACATTTGAATATTCCCTCGGGAATATGTTTTGTCTCTCTTGTTTGGGAGCCGGAACAACTTATTTGCTCTCCATGATCATTGATGATGATGGGTTAAGAGTATCGTCAAGATCAGGAGGTGATTATGTTGACGATTAAACGATGGATGATTCAACCAGTCCGCCGTTGCTGCAGCGGAAAATGAATCGCGCCGGTTACGCCGGTTTTATTTATAATTGAGGGAATAATGTCTAAAAACTTATTAAGAGAATTTTACGCCTTATGTGAAGGCGGTGTTTGTCCTGATCTTTTGACTGAAGAAGAAAAAAGATATGTATCTGAAGGTGGCCTTATTTTGTCTGGTCGTTTACAGACTGCTGACAAGAAAAATGGTAATGGTCGTGTGTACCCACATGAAGTCTTGAATAGAGAAGTCAACAATTACATGAAAATCGTCAAAGATAATCGTGCTTGTGGAGAACTTGATCATCCGGATGATTCTGTCGTAAACCTTAAGAATGTTTCTCATATTATAACAGATATTTGGTGGGAAGGTAAGGATGTTATGGGGAAAATCAAAGTACTCGACACGCCTTCTGGCCGTATTCTGAGAGATTTAGTAAATGCTGGTGTTAAGTTGGGGATCTCATCTCGCGGCTTAGGATCAGTAACAGAGAATATGAACGGAACAGTTACAGTTGAAAATGATTTTCAATTGATTTGTTTCGACATGGTATCGGAGCCATCAACTCCAAACGCTTACGTTTATCCTGATACGAAAAAGAATATGGTATCTCGTATTCGTGAGGTCAAAGAAAATAACATCAACGGTCTATTTAGAAAGATCTTGGGAGAATCCCACACAAGAGGTTTAGATGAATAAGAATGAATTGAAAAAGATGCTCAGACCAATGATCAAGGAGTGCATCAAAGAAGTTATTTTTGAAGAAGGAGTTCTGTCGTCAATCATCTCTGAGGTTGTTAGAGGAACTTCTGGTCAGCAAGTTGTGACCGAATCTGTTGCTCAACCAAGTAATAATGATGCTCAAGCCGCTGAAAGAAAAAGACAGCAACTGCGTGAGCAAAAAAGAAAAATGCTTGATAGCATTGGGAAAGGCGCATATAATGGAGTTGATATCTTTGAAGGAACAACCCCGATGCGTGAATCTCGCCGTTCATCCACTGGTCCATCAGGCTCTGGTGCATTAGACGGAGTCGCTCCAAATGATCCCGGAGTGGATCTATCAAGTTTCGGTATAACCGCAAACACAATGAAAAAACTAGTAGGAAAATAGATGGCTACCAATTATGTAGAGAAACCTCGTAAGAATGAGGACCCAAACCGATTTATCAAGAGGTTCATAAAGAAATGTAAAAAACTTGGTATTATTGATGAATACCGAGACAGAAAGCATTATGTAAAGCCTTCTGAAACGAAACGACTTGCAAAGCAAAGAGCGATTGCAAGAAATAAGAAGCGATTGAAAAAAAGCAAACGAAGCAACTAATTAGAGGAAGAAGGAATTTTTAGACATGTCAACATATAGACTAAATACTTGGGGAAGAACACGAAGCCCAAAAAATATTGCTGGTCCGAATGGTACAGCAGTTGCTCTAGAGGCAAACACCAATAATCTAAAAGGGACAGCCGCTTCAACTGCTGGGTATGCTACCGAAAACCAAAGGTAC